ATGATTATAAAAACAAAGGGCATTGTTCATGAGAGAGTAGAGGATGCGCCTTTTATGGGAGCATTAATAAGTGCAGTAGATTGTAATTTAAACTGTAAAGGATGCTTTAATCAACATTTAAAGGATTTACCAAACATAGAGATGGATTCAGAAGATATATTAGATGAAGTGACAAATGATCCTTTTAATGAAGGAATTATACTTGCAGGACTTGAATGGTCACTCCAACCTAAGGAGTTAAGGGAAATGGTTAATTCGGCAAGGAAGAGAAAACTTAAGGTTATAGTTTATTCAGGACTAAGTGAAGAAGATTTTAAGAAAAAATTCCCTGATATATATGGTTTAAAAGGAGAGATGTACTTTAAGTTTGGAAAGTATGATGAAAAATTAAAGGTGAATAATAATATTCAATATGATGTTAAGTTAGCCACATCAAATCAAAAGATATTAAAGAAATAAAGATAAAGAACTGTACTAAGTATTATATAGGTTTTGTATACTTTGGTATAGTTCTTTTATTTTGTAAAAATTATTTGGAATAATATTGTTAATTTACGTATTATAATACTAAAAAGTAATAAATAAAATACAACTATGGTTAAGGAAAGGGTGAGAATAAGTGAAAAAATATTTTTTAGTATTTACAGTGATTTTAATATGTATAATCATAGTAGGATGTAGTAATAATAAAGTAACTAAAATGGTTTATCAGGGAGAAAGTTTAAATTGGGAATCAACAATGAAATTTGTTAGCGATGATAAGTTTATGGTAAATATCAAGTATATAGGGGAAGAAGAGTTGCCTTTATATGTTACTTTCAATATTGAATACTTAGGGGATAATACTAGTGGAGGAGTTATGGAGTATGGTGAGTTAACTGAAAAAATAGGTGGATTTACTTTAGAAGAGAATTATGATAAAGAGGTACATGGTGATATATCAAAATATAAAAATAGAGATAAGTTAAATATAGTAATGAAATGGAATGACAAAGAAGAAACTATTGAGTTAAAGAAATTTTTAGATTAGATAATTATTTTAATATTATAAAAACTCAGCTATTACTGAGTTTTTTGTATTTTATAAAGAAATCTTTTAGTAGGTTTCTATAATATTATATCAATATAAATTTTTTAATTATCTTTATTTCTAGTTTTTCCTTTGATGAAATTTATTAAGCTAGATATAACTAATACTAAAAATAAAAAATACATTGTTAGGTAATTAAAGGATAATAGATCACCATTTCTATCAAAACCGAATCGGTATAATAAAAATGATATTGTTACTAATATGATAAAAATTAAATTAACTTTATTTTGGTATTTTATATTAATCTTTTCGTCTTTCATATAAAAGCTCCTTTTTTTAAGATTATTAAATATATTCTTGCATTAATTTTTAAAATTTTCAATTACATGTGTAAAACTGGCAATATTTTATGAATAATTGGGCAAATATAGAGTTTTATAGTGATTAAAAGTATGACATTGCTTACAACATATCTTTCAAATATGTAAGAATGATATTTCGCTATAAATGGCTAGAAATAAAGGATTTATATTGAATCGTCAAAAGTTTCGTCAAAAATAAATTTAAAAAATATTTTCTATAATAGAATGTGCTTTATTAAACATATCATTATTGACATGAGAGTATACTTTCATAGTTTGTTCTACTGAATGACCTAATATTTTTGCAGCAGTTTTAAAATCAACTCCATTAGCAATTAATTTAGTAGCGTATGTGTGTCTTAATTCATGAAGAGAAATGTTGAAACCATATTCTTTTAAAAGTATGTTTACTCTTGAAAGAATAGTGTTTTTACTTTTAAAATTGAAAACTCTATTATCTATATTTATTATAGTTTTATATTTTAATAGTTCTTCAGAAACTGAATTAGAAATGGGAATAATTCTAATTGAATTTTTACTTTTAACACTACCTAATCCCCATGAATTATCTTTTAGTATTTTCCATTGTTTATTAACACTTATTAGACAGTTATTAAAATCTATATCATTCCATGTTAGACCTAGAATTTCACCGATTCTCATACCTGTATTAACAGCTAAATATACTACTAGATAATATTTATTATTTTTAAATTTTAATAATAAATCGTTAATTTCATCATCATTCAGTGCCTTTTTCTTAGTTGGTATTGGTTTACCTATTTTTATATATTTACTTGGAACTTCATCTAGTATATTGTATTTAAATTTTGCACATAAAAATATGCTATTTAATATTTTTAAATAATATCTTATTGTATTATTATTAAGATGTTCCTTAGTCATATTATCTATTAATTTTTGTATATCTAAGTTAGTTATTTTGCAAAGTTCTTTGTCATTTAAATCTTGAAACCTATGAAGTACTGTTACTAAGCCGTCTATTGTCTTAGGTTCTTTATATAGCTTTTCGTGCTCTAGGTACATATCTGAAAAAGCTTTAAAAGTTATTTTCCCAAAACTATTATTGCTTGTTTTTATATTTTTCTTTAAATCTTGTAGCATCTTTTCAGCAATAGGTTTAGCTTCTTTTTTTGTCTTAAATCCTTGTTTAGATTTTTGCCTCCATTTTCCATTGTAATCCTTATAGCTTATTATAAATTGCCATCCTTTATCTTTTTGCCTATAAGTTACGTTATACTCCATATCTAACACCTCTTTAAAATTAAAATAAAATTTTTGAATGCGAATATATGTTCTATAAAATCTATAAAATAAACAGTTGAAAATCAACTGGTTAAAACATTTTACATATTCCTAATGATGGAATAAAGTATATTATGTAATTATCAATTTTATACATAACGCCATATTTAGCTCTGTAATAATCAATTGCTTCATCAAAGTATTCTTTAGTTACACCTAAAAAATCAGCTATTTCAAAAGCAGTTCTACAATTATTTTCAAAAGCGTTAATTAATCCAACTAAACCAACAGCTTTATCAAACCCCCAGCGCCTGGCAACTAATTCTTGTTTTTTATTACATATTTCAGTTTGATCAGTAATATCACCTAAATTTTTAATATAGTGTCCAAGTTCTTCAGCTAAAATACATGTTTTTTCTTTGGTATTTATATTACTATTAATAACTATTATATTATCAACACATTTTCCACAAGGTTTATCTGTGCCAAGATCAATTTCAATGACCTTAGCACCATGACATTCGGCTTCATACATTAATCTTTCGTATTTAGTCATATAAACCCACCTAACTTATTTGAGATTTTTTAAAGCTTCATTTATTTTTTCATTCATTAAAGCTTTTTCTTCATCAGTTAAATTGTCATCATGACAAGCTACTAAATAAGGAGTTTTTTGATTTTCTATTAGAGTAGCAGCAAATTCAGTATCTAAAGAATACTTAGGCATTTCTAATAAATCTTTAGTATATGAAAAAACTTTATCTTTTCCTAAATCATTAAGTTTTCTTAAGTCTTCTATATGTTGTTTTTCCTCTGTTGATAAATTAATTTCTGATGAATTAATTGAGTTTTCAGTTCTCTCTAGAGGAACATCATATCCCATTAACCAAGCTTCATTTACATTTAATGCTTTTGCTATCTTATATATATTTCTTTGTTTAGGTTCATATGTTCCAGATATATATGAACTTAAAGCTCCTTTAGATATTCCACTTATATTTACTAAATCAGCTTGCTTCATTTCTCTTAAAGCTAAACCTTCTTTGATTCTTTCTGATATTTTTTTCATATAAAAAACCTCCTTGTTTAAATATAATATATCAATTTTGTTCAGATAACGCAACAAAATAATTGAAATTTAATACAAAAAGTTTAGAAAACTAAAAAAGAGTATTGACAATAATTTCTGGTGAAGTTAAAATTGAGTTAAGAAAACTGAACAAAGGGGGTGAACAGATATGGCTTTTGATTATAGTAAGCTTAAAGGTAAAATAAAAGAAGTGTTTAATACTCAAGATAAGTTTGCAAATGCTTTAGGTATTGGAAGAGTGTCTTTAAGCCAACGTTTAAATAATTACTTAGATTTTTCACAGGCAGAAATATACAAATCTTGTGAAATATTAGGTATAGAGGAGAATAAAATTCCTGAATATTTTTTTACATTAAAAGTTCAGAAAACTAAACAAAATTAGTGGGGAGGTTAATAAATGAATAATTTAATGATTTTTGAAAACAAAGAAATAGAATGTGTGAAACTTTCTAATCAAAATGGACAAGTTGTTGTAAGCAGTAGACTTATAGCCAAAGATTTTGAAAAACAGCATAAACATGTGCTGGACTCAATAGAAGAAATTAAAAAAGGGCTAGCCGAAAAATCGGCAGACCTGTTTATAGAAAGTCAATACCAACATCCACAAAATAAACAGTGGTATAAAGAGTACTTAATGACTAGAGATGGATTTACATTATTAGCAATGGGTTTCAATGGAACTAAAGCTCTTCAATGGAAATTAAAATATATTGAAGCTTTTAATAAAATGGAACAAGCATTAAAAGAACAAAGTAAACCAACAAGTGCAGTTGATTTATTTGAAGCACAAGTACAAGCTTTCAAGGAAGTTAGAGGAGAAGTTCAAGAGGTTAAAAATGAACTTAAAGAATTTCAAGATGATTTACCTTTAATAGGTGCTGAACCAGAGGAGCTTCAAAAAGTAGTAAAAAAAGTAGGAACAAATGCTTTAGGTGGATATGGTAGTCCAGCATATAAAGATAAATCAATTTCCAATAAAGTTTATAAGAATGTGTGGAAGTTTGTAAAAGACCAGTTTAATGTTAGTACTTACAAAGCTATAAAAAGAAAGCATTTAAGCAAAGCTAAAGAGATAGCCGAGAATTATAAAGCACCATTTTATTTACAAGAAAAAATAGACATGCTTAACAATCAAAGTCAATTAAATATTTAGATATATTAGTAAGATTAACAAAATGGAAGGAGAGATTAGAATGGATAAATTAAATTGCCCAAGATGTAAGAATGAAGAGTTAAGGGGAAATGAAAATTATTGTCCTATATGTGGTTTGAATTTAAAAGAAGGAACTGCTCGAGAAGCATCAGTTCAAGAGCAGTTAATAAGTTTAATTGAAGGAATGTCTTTATATAAATGGGAGCAGTTAAAAAGCTGTATAGATAGAGAATTTAAAAGTCAAGCTAATAAAACTGCTTTCAAAAAAAGCAATACCTTCAAGAAAACTTTAGATTTGGAATTTACTCACTAACAACTTGAATTAATGATGGATGAATTCTGTAGTTTTTGTTATCATATTGTACATTTATGTAATCATATTCAAACATATCTTGAATTTCTTCATTAATATAAGTTAAGGGATTACGGTTGTGAAGTAAACCTTCATTAGTGATATCAATCCAATTTCCAAGTAAACATGCATATACACGTTTCATAAAACCACCACCTTTCATAATCTATTTCGACTTGGCAGAGCCGATACTTAAATTATAAAGGTTGGAAATATATAGGACAAGTATCAGTAAATAACACATCTTTCTGATACTAAGGGAATGAATAGTACAAGCTTTAATTAAAATCTCATTAAAGCTAAGGGTAAATAGTTTAAGGAGGAAATAGATATGGCACAACTATTAACACAAAAAGACTTAGCAGAACGTTGGCAAATGAGTGTTAAGTCTATTGAGGAATATAGAAAAGCAGGAATTATCCCTACTGTAGAAGGGATTCCTGCAATAAGATTTAATTTACAAACTATTTTGGAGCTAGAAGGAACTAAATTAGAAAGATTTAGTCCATTAGAACGTAGACGTATGGAAATGGAGTTAGATGAAGTAAAAGAAGAGAACCAAAAGTTAAAAGATATCTTAAGTAATGTACTAAGTAATTTAGCTCCAGTAATAAGTCTTGGAAAGGAGGTTTGATATGTTCACACCAGGAGGAAAAATAGTCTTTGGAATAATAACAACAGCAACAACTTTATTTTTAAGTGTTTATTTTTTAGATAAATCTATAAATGAGAAAGAGCCTAAAAAAAGTTTTAAGTATTTAATGTTATTTGTTGGATGTACTTTAAGTTTTATCTTTTCAATAAATGTATGTTAGGGGTGAGATTGTGAACTTTAAAGATATACAGAGTTTAAAGGCTAGACATAGTAAAGAAGAGTTTGAAAATATCTTATTAGCTGTAGAGCAGGATTTAAAATTTAATAATCTTAGATTTAAGAAACGTATATCAAAGAAAAAGTTTTTAGAGGTTCTTAACATAACAGAAAGTTTGTTTAGGAGGATTATATGAAGAAAGTAAATATAGGATGTTTAGTAACTGTAATAGGTTTAGTTATTATATGGTGTTTCTTTTACTATTTATCTTATAAGGTTTGGTGTTGGTTATGGACTTAGTAAAAGTATCAAAGAACATAGCTGATAGAGTACAAGAAAGGTTTAGCGATTTAAAAGTAGACAAGCCTTTAAGTAATTTAATAGAGGAAGAAATAAAAAGAGAGTGCATTGGCACCGACCAAAGTAACCAATGTACTCATAAAAAATAAATTTCAAAGAAAGTTTAACATAATAAATTTAAGGAGGCAAGTTATGATTAATATACCAGATTATTGTTATGAATACGGAAATGATGAAAAAGAGCCAAAAGTAGCTTTTGAGTGTAGTTGGTGTGGTGAGTGTATATATGTTGGAGATGATTATTACGATATAGGGGATATAAAAATGTGCTGTGAATGTAATGATGAATGTAAGTCAGTAGCAGAGGAGGGATTCTAATGGAAGAGAGATTAGAGTGGCTTAGAGAAAGACAGAAAGGAATAGGAGGCTCCGATATAGGAGCTATACTAGGATTAAATAAATATAAAACAGCTTTTGAAGTTTATTTAGAAAAAACAGAACCTATTTTAGAAGTAGGAGAGCAATCAGAATCAGCCTATTGGGGAGATCAATTTGAAGAAGTAGTTGCTAAAGAATTTGAAAAGAGAACTGGTAAGAAAGTAAGAAGAGATAGAAGGCACTTTCAAAATAAAGATTATCCATTTATGGTTGCTAACATAGATAGAAGAATTGTAGGAGAAAATTCAATTTTAGAATGTAAAACAGCTAATCAGTATTTAGCTAAGGAATGGGAAGAGGAAGAGGTACCTGCTAGTTATTTAGTACAAGTTCAACACTACTTAGCAGTTACAGGAGCAACTAAAGGATATATAGCAGTTTTGATTGGTGGACAAAAGTTTATTTGGAAAGAAGTTGAGCGTGATGATGAACTTATAGAATACATTATTGAAGCTGAAAAAGATTTTTGGAAAATGGTCAAAGACAAAACACCACCTGCATTAGATGGTTCAAGCGCTGCTGAGAAATGGGTTAATGAAAGATATAAAAAAGTTAATGAAGGTGAAGTTATAAACCTAGATTCATCATGGAAAGAGTTACTTAATAAAAGAAAAGAACTCAAAGAATATAAAGATAATGTAGAGCAAGAAATTAAAGAGATAGAGAACCAATTAAAGCAAAATATAGGACATGCAGAGTATGCTAATGCTCCTGGATATAGTATTAGTTTAAAACAATCCGTAAGAAAAAATTTAGATAGTTTAAAAATTAAAGAATTACTTAAGGATGATTATGAAAAATATTTAAAAGAAAGTATAAGCAGAAGATTAGTAATTAAGGAGGAAAAATAATATGGCAACAGCATCAAGTTTAAAAAATCAATTAGCAAAGAAGGGAACTGGTAATAGTTTATCAGTTGGAAATACAGTTAAAGGATTAATGGATAGTCCAACTATAAAGAAAAGGTTTGAAGAGGTATTAAATGAAAAGGCACCTCAATATATGAGTTCAATAGTTAACTTAGTTAATTCAGATACTAACTTACAAAAATGTGAAGGAATGAGTGTAATAGCAAGTTGTATGGTAGCAGCTACAATGGATTTACCTGTAGACAAGAATTTAGGATATGCATGGGTAGTTCCATATGGGAATAGAGCACAATTTCAAATGGGATATAAAGGGTATATTCAATTAGCATTAAGAACAGGTCAATATAAGTCTATAAATGTAGTTGAAATAAGAGAAGGTGAGTTGGTCTCATGGAATCCATTAACAGAAGAAATTGAGGTTGACTTTAGCAAACGTGAGAGCGATGCAGTAATTGGATATGCAGGATATTTTAAATTAATAAATGGATTTGAAAAGACAGTATTCTGGACCAAAGAAGAAGTTAATAATCATGCTAATAAATTTTCAAAGACAGTTAATTCAAAGAATTCAGTTTGGAAGAGTAATTTTGATGCAATGGCTAAGAAAACAGTTTTAAGAAATCTATTATCTAAATGGGGAATTTTAAGTATAGAAATGCAAAAGGCATATATAGCAGATGAAAATCTAATAAATAAAAATCTAATTGATGATATAGAGAATGTACAAGCTAATATTGATGATATTCAAGAAAATAATGAGAATGAGGGTGTTATTGAAGCTGATTATACAGTTGATAGTAACAATGAAGTTCTTGAAGGGCAACAAGATATATTTGAAGGAACACCATTATAAGATAGGAGGGGTTAGTTATGGCAGAAGGATGGATAAAGCTTTATAGAAATATTCAAGAACATTGGATATGGCAAGATCCACAAAAGTTAAAATGGTGGTTAGACATTCTTCTTCTAGCTAACCATAAGGAAAATAAATTCCTATTAGGGAATGAATTAATGGAAGTTGAGAGAGGGGAACATCACACATCAGAGTTAAAATTAGCCGAAAGATGGGGTGTATCAAAAACAACAGTAAGAAAGTTTTTAAAGTTACTTGAAAGTGAACAAATGATTGAACTTAAAAAATCAAAAAAGGGTACCACCTTGAAAGTAAGTAATTACAACGATTATCAAGATTTTTTAGAAGGTGAAAAAACCATAAAAAAACCACAAAAAAACCATAGCGTATACCATAAAGAAACCATAGAAAAACCATATTGTATACCACAAAAAAACCATGAGGTATACACAAACAATAATGAAAAGAATGAGAATAATGAAAAGAATGAGAAAGAAGAAAAAGTATCAACTTCAACTCCTCCTCGCTTCTATCCTTCTCCTACTCATGAATTATTAGCTAATTATTTAACAGATGCATGTTATAGAACTTTCTTTAACAATGCAGATATTAAAGAAGATGATGGAGTTATAAAAATTAAGCCAGAGAATGATTTTTCTAGAGGAGCTATTGAGAAGTATGTTCCAACACTAGAAATTCAAACTCATAAAAAAATAGAGGTGATTTAAGTGAAAGTTAATTTACTAGAAGTTTATTCAGTACATGAACTAGCATTAAAGCCCTATAGAGATTTAGCTAAAAGAAAAATAGAAAGAAATAGAGAAGTAGCTGCTTATTTAAAAGTTAGAGAAATAAGTGGAAGAAAGAAATGGAATGTTAGATTTGGAGGATATAGGTGGTAGTAGTTACAGGAAAGATAAGAGGAAAGGCTAGACCTAGAGTGTGTAGAGGTTAGCCTTTACTCCTAAAGATACTGTTCAATATGAAAAGTTAGTAAGAGAGTGTTACCAGGAGCAAGATGGAAGATACTTAGAAGGTTCTGTAAGAGCTATACGGAAGATGAAGAAAGAGTGGAATTTGAATTAAATTAATAAAATATGAATAAAAATGCTCTTTTAAAATCGAATAATACGGTATAAAATCACTTGATTTTTATAAAAGTCTATATTATTGTTAGTTATTTTGATAATATATATTAAAGGAATTGAGGTGGACTTATGGATATTTTATCAATGGTAACAGCAGGTGTTTCAATAGGCACATTTGGAATGATTATAGTAAAATTTTTTTGGGATTCAAAACAAAAGAAAATAGATAGAGAAATAAGTATTATGGTTGCTGAAAATAGAAGAAAGCAACAAGAATTATTTAAAAATATTATCGGTATTCTTGAGGTTTATCGACAAGTGGAATATGAAAATTTATTAAAAGAAGAGAGCATTCTTTTTCATGAAATACTAAATTATAAAGTAGGCGTTTGGATAAATTTAAATTATGAAAATAAATTTAAAGATGATCTAAGAGATAATTGCAATAAATTAGTAACTCTTGTTGCTAGTGCATTAGAATGCAACGATACTACGAAGCAAATAAATTATATTAATAGTGATAATAAAAATAGACTTGAAATATGGAATTTGATAGATAAATATATTGAGGAAGAAGAAAAAATAATCAAGTCAATGTTAATTGGGAAAAAATAAATCATTATGATAATTAAATAATAAGATGAAAATACCGTATCATTCAATAATGAATATGCGGTATTTTTTATATAAATTTAGAGGTTAAGAGAAGTGATATATATGATAAATAAACAAATAAGTTTCTTTGATAAACCTAAAATAAAGTTAGTTGAGGATTGGACAAGGCTTCATCCTCTATTAACTAAAAATAGCATTCATGAGGTTTTTATGGAGAAAGAGGATAGTTATATTGTCTTAATAGATAAAACGTTCTATGGAGTTTATAAGAAGGATACGGAGAGGTGTTAAACATGGAAGTATTACAAGGTCAAATTAGTGCATTTGATATACTTCAGAACAAGGTAATCAAAAAGACAAAGGAATATGAGATTATCAAGTGTGGAGAAGTATATAAAATACATTTTTATGATAAGAAAGATAGAGATAAATGCAGAGTAACTAAGAACTTTGATTATGTGAAGAGATATTTATAAGGAGGAGCAAATGGATAAAACATTATTTAAAAAGACAGAAAATTTACTTAGAAATTATAATACATTAGAAACAGAAATAAAGTTAATAGAATCAGAAATTAAAGATATTCAAGAATCTTATACTGGTTGTGGAGCTATAGGATATAATGAAAAGAGTGGTCCAACAAATAAGTTTAGCAGCATGGTTGAAGATGAAGTAATAAGAAAAGAGAAAAATCTATTCTATCTTAAGAGAGATTTAGATTATAAGGTTAGATTAAAGAGAAGAATAGATTTAGCTATACAAACTCTTGGAACAAAAGAGGAGAAGGATTTAGTTAAATTAAGATATATCAATCAACCAAAAGTTAGTTGGGGAACAGTTGCTAGACATTTAAAGTATAATAAGGATTATTGCAGAAAAGAATTAAGACCTAAAGTTATAAAGCAAATTGCAGATTTTGTTTTCTATAATCCAGGAGTTCAAGAAAGTTTTATTATATAAAATATACCCCCTATTTATACCCGTTTAATACCCACCATACCCCCTTTTTATTATGTTATTATGTAATTGTGCTAATGAACCTTTTGGATGGGTTTCATTTAAAACCTCCTTTGATATGTGAATTAAAATTTAACTATGAGCAAACGGAAAGTAAGGTGTAAAAGCCTTGCATCGTGGAAGGAAGAGTGTTAATAAAGGTGCAACTCCTTTACCTTCCTCTTTTATAAATTTTTAATCACAATTGCTAATTTAAAAGTTCTTATTTAAAAATCTTATTTCCCTTACTGCAGGATTAAGTTCCTGCTTTATGGAGATATAGCTTAGTTGGTAGAGCGGTAGACTGTTAATCTATTTGTCGAGAGTTCAAGTCTCTCTATCTCCACCATTAAAATTATGATAAAATTAAAGTATTCTCTGGAAGGGATTACAGAAGATGATGTGTTTTAAAGAATTTAGTTTAGGCTAGGTTCTTTTTATTTTATATAAAATATGGTATAATTTTCTTGGATTTTATAAGCAGAAGAAAATGAAAAATATAGAACATAAAATTAAGAAATAAAAGTGCATTATTACTAAATTTGAATTATCATATATTTTAAAGTGAATAAAAAATTTTTAATGCATTGTGTGTACATATTAGAAATGGGTTGAATATATGAATTTTTTATTTTGGAATACTAATAAAAAAAATGTGAATAATATTTTAAAAGACATTATTATTGAAAATTCTTGTGATATTGTTGCGCTTGCGGAATATAATGATGATATTAACTCTTTAATTTATAGTTTAGATAAAGAGAATATAGATATGTATAACTTTCAAATGATTGTTTGTGAAAGAATAACTTTACTAACTAAATATAAATCTAGTTTTATTAAAAGATTTAGTGATGATAGTCATTATGTGATATTGAGAATCCCGCATAAAAATCCTAATTTGCAAAATCTTTTAATGGCTATTGTACATTTGCCAAGCAAATTGAACGCTAATAATACAGATTTATTGTTTAAAATAAATGATTTAATAAGTGATTTAGAGAGTGATGAAGAAAAATGTGGATGTAACAATAGTATTATTTTAGGCGATTTTAATCTAAATCCTTTTGAATCACCTATGATAACAGCGAGATGCGCTCATGCTTTATCGTGTAAAATAGTTGCCAGTAGACAACAAAGGAAAATTGGAAAGAGAGAACATAAAATGTTTTATAATCCAATGTGGAATCTATTTGGAGATAATGAAGGTGTTCCAGGGACATATTATTATTCCAATTCGGGACAAGAATCATACTATTGGAATATGTTTGATCAAGTTATAATTAGACCAGAAATAATTGATTTCTTTAAGTCGAGTTCATTAAAAATAATAACAGAAACAAAAAATATTAGCTTGATTAAAGAAAAAAATAAAAGACCTAACAAAAAAATAAGTGATCATTTACCTATATTTTTTACTATCAGTTAAGGAGGAATATTATTATGGAAAATTTATGGGGAGATTTTAAACCGACATTAATTAATACTCCAAATTCTATATTAGATACTTCAATTAAGCAATTGAAAACTATATCTAATAATTTTATTTATGCAGAATTGGCTCAATCTCATGGTAATGAGATTGTAAATATAACTTCAGGAAGGTTTTATAAATTTAATTTTGCTTTTTTAATAAAAAGTAAGTACTTAGAAAATTATTCTTTTAAAGCATTTTCAATTCATTATGATTTAATTTCTTATCCATTACAATTAAAAATTGACGAAACAATTAAGAAAAGCATAAGATCTCAAATTATGAGTTTGGGTAAAGATCCTAACCAAAGTCAAATAACTATAAGTAATGAGAATGAATTTATAGCAATACTTAAGTTTATATTACAATCTGAAAAAATGAAAGAAATAATTAATACTTTATATAGTATATCTAAAGAAAACTTAACATTTTAGTTTTTATAATAGGTAAGAAATAAAAATACAAGAAGTTTATAGACTATATAAGCATCTTTTAGATATTTTATATTTAGAAAAATAATTTGATTTTATAGATAGAGTTTTCGATTGAAAGCTCTATTTTTATTTATATAGACAGGTGGTGTTGTTGTGAAGATTACACCAAAAAATAATTAACCAACATATAAATAAATTTATTTAATATATTTGAAATTTATAAAATAATTACCTTATAATGTATTATGAGGTGATTTAATGGAAAAGAGATATCAAGTATTTATAAGTTCCACATTTGCAGATTTACAAGATGAAAGAAAAGCTATAATGGAATCTATAATGGATTTAGATTGTTTTCCAGCAGGAATGGAGATGTTTCCTGCAAATGATAGTGAGCAGTTTGAATATATAAAGACTATTATAGATGCTAGTGATTATTATGTTCTTATAATAGCTGGAAGATATGGTTCACTAGCTGATGATGGAAAGAGTTATACAGAAAAAGAATTTGATTATGCTAAGGAAAAAGGGATACCAGTATTAGTATTTGTAAAAAAAGATTTAGAGAATATACCATTAAGTAAAACCGATGGTAGTGAAGAAAAAATGAAAAAGCTTAAGAATTTTATTGAAAAAGCAATGAAAAATAGGTTAGCTAAGTATTGGGGAGATTCTAAAGAACTTAAGTATGAAGTTCATAGTAGTTTATCAAAAGCATTTAAGACACACCCTAGAACTGGTTGGGTTAGAGGGAATATTGCTAATAATGAAAATTTATTAAATCAAATTAATGATTTAAGAATTGAAAATGAAAGATTGAGGAAGTCAATAAATGAATATGAAAACGAATGTTGTGTTGCAACAAATGAGCTGGCAGAATATAATGATATATTTAAATTACTAATTCGTGTAGAGCCGGAAGATGGATATGAATATGAAGAAGAGTTAGATATAACATGGGATGAAATTATAGGAATAATAGGTCCAGGTTTATTTACAAGTAAAATAGATAGCGAGCTAAAATCATATTTAGAGGAAACTTTGATATCAAAAACTTTTGATAAAAATGGAATATTAACAATAAGTGAATATAACTATAATAGAATAAAAATGCAACTTATAGCATTAAATATTATAGAACAAAATGGTAGTTTTTTAAAACTAACAAATAAAGGGAAAAATTTTCTTCTTTCAAATAAAACTCAAAAAAAGTAATTTAATAAAGAGCTCTTATGAGTTCTTTTTATTTTATATAGAAAGGTAGTGGCATTGTGGCAAAATTAACTGAAAAACAGCAAAAATTTGTAGAAGAATATTTAATTGACCTTAATGCCACACAAGCGGCAATTAGAGCAGGTTATAGTACAAAAAGTGCAAGGGATATTGGATGTGAAAACCTAGCAAAACCCAACATTCGCACATGTATAGATCAAGCAATGGCAGAAAGGTCGAAAAGAACTGGAATAAATGCTGATAGGGTACTTCAAGAATTGGCAAGAATAGGATTTGTTAATCCTAAAAATGTTATTGATTTTAATAAAGCTTCAATACAAGAAGATGCCAGTGTAGATGATTTAGCAGCCATTCAATCAGTTAAGGTTAAAAGTATGCAATCAGAAAATGGAGATATGTTTGAAAGAGAAGTTAAGCTTAATGATAAGTTAAAAGCTTTAGAACTTATTGGTAAGCATCTAGGTATGTTTAAGGAAAATGTAAATATAAAGGCTAACATTAATAATACTAAAAAGCTAGATTCGATATTAAGCCAATTAAAGGGTGATGATAATGAGTGATGAATACAAGTTATCAGATAAATATTTATCTTTTTTAAAGCATAGAGCACCAGTAGAAGCATTGGAGGGAACAACAGCAGCAGGAAAAACTACAGTAGGAATATTAAAGTTTATGCTAATGGTTGCAGAATCTCCTAAGAAAATGCATGTTATTGCTGCTAAAACAACTGGAGTTGCTGAAAAAAACTTAATACAAAAGGAATATGGGATTACTGATGTATTTGGTGACTTAGTTAAATACAATGGTAATGGTGATAAAGATAATAAAATACCTCATATAAGATATATAACGCCTAATGGTGAGAAAATAATATACATACTAGGTTATGATAACGTAGATAAATGGAAGATGGCCTTAGGTTCTCAATTTGGTTGTGTACTTATAGATGAGGTTAACACAGCTAGTATCGAATTTGTTAGAGAGATATGTACTAGAAATGATTATCTCATGATGACACTTAATCCAGATGATCCTAACTTACCTATATATTCAGAGTTTATTAATTGTTGTAGGCCATTAGAAAAATATAAGAAAGATGTACCAGTAGAAATATTAGGGGAACTCAATTCAGAAGAGAAACCTAATTGGACCTACTGGTTTTTTACTTTCTATGATAATGCATCATTAAGTGATGAAGCTATTGAAAAGAAAAAGACGAGTGCTCCTAAAGGAACTAAGCTATATAAGAATAAGATACTAGGTTTAAGAGGTAGAGCAACAGGCCTTATATTCAGTAATTTTGAAAGAAAGAACAATGTATTATCTAAAGATTATGTTATTAAACAAATAAAAGAAAAGAAATTAAAGTTTGTTCAATTTACAGCAGGATTAGATACAGCATATTCTCAAAATAGTCCAGATACTTTTGCATTTACTTTCTTAGGTATTACAAATAAGAAAGAGTTATTTGTATTAGATGAAGAGGTATATAACAATAAAGACTTAGAAACTCCATTAGCTCCTAGTGATATAGCTCCTAAATATTTTAAGTTCTTAGAAAAGAATAGAAAAGAATGGGGATTTGCTAGAGATGTATTTGTAGATTCAGCAGACCAAGCAACTATAATGGAGCTTAAGAAGTTTAAAAGAACTAATCCGTGTATGTATAACTTTATTAACTCTTATAAGAAAGTAACTATATTGGATAGAATACATTTAATGCTTGGTTGGATTAATGCTAATAGTGAAATATTTTATTATGTCTTAGATACTTGTAAAGAGCATATAAGGGAATTAGAGTGCTATTCATGGAAAGAAGATAAGTATGAGCCAGAGGATGCAAATGACCATACAATTAACTCTAGTCAGTATGCATGGATACCTTTTAGAAAAATGATAGGAGATTATACCATATAGATACTTCCTTTAATTATGTATTTATTGTAAACTTATATCTGAATGGAGGGAGTATTTTGAATAAAATAAAAGAAAAAGGAATTTTAAAAAATTTAACAGTATCAATTTTAATAGGAATAATTTTATTGAGCGTTATATATTTAATTATAGCATTTGTAAATTTAATACCTATTGGCATGCAATTTCTAAAAGGTGAGTATAGTGTTACTACTGATATAATGCCAAATTATTCAACAGTTTTTGAATCAATATTTACATTAGTTAGTATATTAACATCATTATTAGTTAGTTTTTTATTATATAAATTAACTAAACAACAAGTTACGACAGAATATAATAAAGAAATAGTAGGTCCTGCTAATCTAGTTTATTTTAAAATAAAGCATTATTTAATATATTATTTAATTGAAAATTTAAATAATAATTATTATAGAATAAATACTGAAGAAGCTACTCAAACTCGTACTAGATATGAGATTGAGTCTATAATTTATCGTAATTTCCCTGAAATTAATACTGATAATTTAGAAGAGAATATATATAAAATTTTAGGGGAAATAGAAAATGAAGAAAGTGTGCGTAAATTATTAATAATAAATGAAGACATATTAGGATGTAATTTAAGAATAAATGAAGATATAGTAAGACATAATCCAATAATAAGTATGTTAAGACCAGGGCTAATGGTAAATGGTATTGCAATAGAAACTAGTGGAGAAGTTTGGGCAAATATTATAATAAGTCTATACAATAATAATTTTGATTATTTAAATGATAAGCATAGAAATATGATGTATGATTTATTATCTTTAAGTAAGAGTAGAAAATAAACCGATAATTTTTTATCGGTTTATTTTTTTATAAGGAGGAATAGAAATGGGGTGGTTTAAGAGTATGTTAACTAAAGCAGCAATTAAATATTTAAATGTTCAACCAGCATTAACTAATCCTATTACTATACAAGAAGCTTATACATTTGAAACTAATGTAATTAGAAATAAGCTTTGGTATAGGGGAGAACCATACGAACTGGACCAATTCTTTAAAAATATATCAAGTGATCCAGTAAATAAAGCTAGGTTTTGGAGTGCTGTTCCAAGTGAAGATTTAAGTATAAGAAAAATACATAGTGGATTACCTGCAATGATAGCTGATAAGTTAAGTGATATAGTTGTAGCTGACTTAGATAGTATAGAGGTTACAGGAGAGGCTGATAATACATTATGGGAAGAAATAAGAAAAGATAATAAGTTTGATGATCTGTTAGGTGATATAATTGCTACTACATTAGTTAGTGGTGATGGAGCTTTTAAACTATCTATAGATACAGAGATAAGCAAATATCCAATAATAGAGTTTTTCGATGGTGATAAGGTTGAATATATAACTCAAAGAGGAAGATTAAAAGAAATAAAGTTCTATACTTTTTATACTAAAAATAATAGACAATATAAATTAAGTGAAACTTATGGAAAAGGATATATCAACTATAATTTATATGATAGTAATGGTAATGAGGTTTCTTTAAATACACTTTATGAAACTAGAGAACTTGCAGATGTAACATATAAAGATGATTTTATAATGGCAATACCATTAATGTTCTTTAAATCTCCTAAGTTTGAAGGAAGAGGGAAGAGTATATTTGATAATAAATCAGATGCCTTTGATGCATTAGATGAAGTTATATCTCAATGGATAGATGCCATAAGAGATGGAAGAGTTCAAAAGTATATACCAGAGGATTTAGTTCCAAAAGATATTAATGGTAACTTAATGAAACCTAATCCATTTGATAATAGATTCTTAAAAGTAGGTTCTAGCCTTGCAGAAGACGCAAAAAATGAGATAGATATGAAACAAGCTAATATAAATTATGAGGCTTATGTTGAGAGTTATTCAAATGCTATTGATATGTGTTTACAAGGAATAATAAGTCCTAGCACATTAGGTATAGACCTTAAGAAAACAGATAATGCAGAAGCTCAAAGGGAGAAAGAAAAGACTACTCTATATACTAGAGGAAAAATGGTTGATATATTAACAGAGGTTATACCAGAGTTAGTTAATATAATCTTAAAGACCAATGATGTATTAAATAAAAAGAATACTGGAGAATATGAAGTAAGTATTGTATTTGGAGAATATGCAAGTCCTAGCTTTGATACAGTAGTAGAAACTGTAGGGAAAGCTAAAACCTATGGAGTAATGTCTATAGAGCAATGTATTGAGGAAATGTATGGAGATACATGGACAGATGAAGAAAAGAAAGAAGAGATACAAAGAATAAAGGAACAGAATGGCTACCTTGTGGCTGAAGAACCTAAGACAGTAGATGATTATGATATGTCATATACTGATGATAATGAGGTTGAAACAGATGGACAAGAGGGATAAGGATATACAATTACTAGCTGATATACTTAGAGGAATTACTGAAAATAAAATAAAAGAAAGTGCTAAAAAAGAAAGAGATAAGTCTTATGATATTAGAAATATATTCGAGCAAATGGAGCTTGATTTAATTTCTAGTATGCATAGGGCTTTTTATTTTCACCAAGCCGAGCAGAGTAAAGAAGGATTTCAATGGGAGCAATGGCAAAAAACTAAGCTTAGAGAAATTGAAAAGTATAGAAAGAGAAATAAGAATATAGTTGAGGAATATAACAAGCCTATCCAAGAAGCTATAAACAGAGAGATTCAAGGGAAGTTTACTAAAGGTCAAGAAAATACAGAAAAGTTAATAGATGAAGTAAAGATACAGTTTCCAGAGGATATAAAAGAACATCAAACAGTTAGAGAGTATATTGCTAAAGAATTAGGTAAAAAGGCTACACCACAAGTTGAAGAAAACTTCTTTGGTGTTAATGAAAAGAAACTTAATGCATTGCAAGAAACTGTTACAAATGATTTAAAGAAAGCTCAAATGTCAGTCTTAAGAAAGATGGACGATTTATATAGACAAACTATATTTAAAACTCATGTGTATTTACAAAGTGGTACTAAAACTATTAAGCAAGCTATAGATATGGCTACTAGGGATTTTCTTGAGAAAGGTATAAATAGTATAACTTATAAAGATGGTAAACAAGTTAATATTGCTAGTTATGCAGAGATGTGTTTAAGAACAGCAAGCCAAAGAGCTACATTTTTAGGTGAAGGAAAGAAAAGAGATGAATATGGAATACATTTAGTAGTTGTTACGGCTCATGCTAATACTTGTAAAATGTGTGAACCATGGCAAGGAAAAGTATTAATTGATGATATATTTTCTCATGGTACTAAAGAGGATGGAGATTATCCATTGTTAAGTGAGGCTGTAGGAAAAGGATTCTTACATCCTAACTGTAGGCATACATTAGCAACGTACTTTCCTGGTATAACAAGATTGCCAGTAGTTCCAGATGGGAAAGAAGCTATTAAAACATATGAAGCAGAGCAAAAACAAAGAGCATTAGAAAGGCAAATAAGAAAGTGGAAAAGATTTGAGGTCGGTACTTGTGATGAAGAAAATAAAAAATATTATGTAACAAAATTAAATCAATATATGAGAAATATAGATGAGTTAATTAAAGATAATTAAATATTGAATTTGACTTAATTATTTGGTAGAATATGTAAGAGGTGATTTGATGAATTCTAAAAAAGAGGAAATAATTAAATATATGGAGGAGATGCTTGAGGATAGAAAGAAGATGAAAATTCAAACAGAAAAAAGAATAGAAGAAAGATTGGATTTTTATAAAAAATGTGGTTTAGATATTTATAATGCATATGTTAAAAAAGCAATTGACTCAGAAAAGGAACTTTTGGATAATATACAGAAACAGTGTGATGGGTATCAAATAATAATAGATGGAATTAATAAAGGCACAATAAGAGTTGGAGATTCAGAATAAATAAATTTAATGCAATGTAATCTTAATTATAAAAAAATTATAATTAATTAAATAATGCAAAGGTTATAATTATTTAAGAAGTGAAGATGAAAACTAACATTTATATAATAAAAAAGTCTTAGAAATAAGGCTTTTTTATTTTGTCCAAAACTTGCTTAAGACTTTAAACTGTGCATGGAATTAACAGCCGATAGGCTATAAATGGAGGTATTTATGTCTATATCAAATTTTAATTTAAGAAAAAGATTAGGTATGAAACTAGCACAAGATGATGGAGCAGGTAATGGAGGTGCAGGTTCAGAACCTAATTCAACTAATAATTTGGATGGAGAAGGTGAGGGAACAGAAGAAACTAATCCAAAAGAAGAAAAGACTTTTACTCAAGAAGAAGTAAATAGGATGATTAAGGATAGGATAGCAAGAGAAAAGAAAGGCCAACTATCTAAAGAAGAACTTAAGGCTTATCAAGAGTGGAAAGAAAGTCAAAAGACAGAAGCAGAAAAGCAAAGTGAAGCTTTAACTAATGCAGAAGCTAAGGCCAAAGCAGAAGCAGAGAGAGCTAATACATTAGAGGCTAAAGTAACTTGCTTATCCAAAGGTGTTTTAGCTGATAACGTTGATGATGTTGTTATATTAGCTAAAGCTATGATAAGTGATGATGTTACTATGGATCAAGCAGTAGATAAAGTTTTAGAAAAATATCCAAGCTTTAAAGGAGTGCAGCAACAAGATGAAAACAAAGGCTTTAAAATAGGTGCTGATGGTGGAAAACAAAAAGGAAATGTTGAAGATGCACTAGCAAGAGCCTTTGGAAATAAATAATAAAAAGATTAGGAGTGATATAAATGGCAGTATATAGTTATGCTGAACAATTTGAAAGAGAATTACAACAAAAGTATGCTAGAGAATTAACTTCTTATGATTTAGAGAAATCTAATCCACAAGTTAAATTCATTAATGCACAAACTATTAAATTACCTAATATAACAGTAAGTGGATACAAGGATCACAATAGAGGTAATATGGGTTTCAATACAGGAACAATATCTAATGAATGGGAACCAAAAAAATTAGCTCATGACAGAGATATAGAATTTGCTTTAGATCCTATGGATATAGATGAAACTAATTTAACTTTAGAAGTAGCAAATGTTCAGAATGTATTTGAAACAGAACAAGCTATTCCAGAGAGAGATTCTTATAGATACTCTAAGCTTTACGCAGAGGCTAAAACATATAAATCAAATGGAGCTGTTATAGACAATACAACTTTGACTACAGAAAATGTATTAGATTGGTTTGATGAAAAGATGGAGAAAATGGATGATGAGGGAGTACCATCAGAAGGAAGAATCCTTTATGTTACACCAGCAGTGAACAAAATAATTAAGAATGCACAAAATATCCAAAGAAGCTTAGATGTTAATAGTAATAATGGAAAGATAGATAGAAGAGTATATTCTTTAGATGATGTTACAATCAAAAAAGTACCATCATCAAGAATGAAAACAAAGTATGATTTCACTAATGGATGTGTTCCAGCAGGTGATGCAAAACAAATCAATATGATCCTTATACATCCATCTTGCCAAGTAACTAGAAGTAAATATGCTTATATGAAGTTGTTTACTCCTGGTACTGATTCAAGAACAGCTGATAAATATGTGTATCAGACTAGGGAGTATGGAGATACTTTCTTAATAAAAAATAAAGCATGTGGTATAGCTATTAATGCAGAGGTAGAGGGCTAGAAAGGAGTAATAATATATGAAGGCTATTAAAGAAAATAAAGTTTATACAATAACTGAATCTGAACAGAACTTTTATAAACAACAAGGATATGACATAGTTAATGATGAAGGGGAAGTTATAGAACGTGGAGCAGGGAAATCTATTTCTTATGAGGAATATATAAAGTTAAAAGATGAATTAGATCCATTAAAAGATGAAAACTATACTTTAAAGCAAGAAAATGAGAAATTAAAAGAAGAAAATAAAAAGCTTAAAGCAGAAAATAAAGAGTTAAAGAAGTCTTAGTTAAGGCTTCTTTTTCTTTATAAGGATGTGAGTATATGTCTTATGTAGATATTTCATATTATAAAGATAATTTCAAAGGTAATATCATTAATGATGATACTTTAGAAAATAGATTAGAAAGAGCAGCGGATCAAATAGATGTTTTAACCTATAACAGAATAATAGGAATAGGATTTGAAAATTTATCTCCATTTCAACAAGATAAAATAAAAAAAGCAGTTTGTTTACAAGCTGAATTTATAGAGCAATATGGTGAGTTTATTAATATGCCTTTAAGTGGTTATTCAGCAGGGAGTACATCTGTTAGTTTTAATGGAAGTATTGTAAATGGGATAACTACAACTAAAGAAGTTATCAATTATATATCTCAAACTGGTTTAAATAGTAGGAGGTTATAGTTATGGGGGTTAAGTTACCGTTTCCTAAGTGGATATTGAATACTCCAATAAAAGTCTATCAAACATTTATTAATGATGATGGAGAGCCTGAACCAACCTTAATTTATGATGGATTATGTAATTATAATGAAAAGAGCAGACAAACCCTTGATTCAGAACGTAAGCTTGTAACATTAAGTGGAAAAGTTATTATTGAGGGTGATATTTATCCTAATAAGTTAATTGAAGGATATATAGAGATTGGAGAAATAAAAAAAGATATATTTAAGTCATCAAGACCAAGAAATCCAGACGGTTCTGTTTTTAGTACTGAATTGGAGCTTATATAATGAAAGCTAAAGTAACAATAAAATTAGATAGAACTAAGATAAACACTTTAATAAATGCTAGGAATAAAGCTTTAGAAGAAACTACAGAGGCTATATTAAGTGATATTAAAACAAGTGCTGTAGTTCCTAAGGATACTGGAGAACTTGAAAGAAGTGGTTTTGTTGATCTATCAAGAATAGATTCTGGAGTAACATCCATAATTTTTGATACACCATATGCGAGAAGGTTGTACTGGCATCCGGAATATAACTTTAGGCATGATAAGAATATAAATGCACAAGGTAAATGGATGCAATCTTATATTGATGGAGATAATAAAGAATTTGTGACAGATACTTATTTTAAATTCTTAAAAATGTTTAGCAAAGGATTGATTAAATAATGTTGCTAAGTGAAGTAAGAGAATATTTAAAAACTAAAATAAAATGTCCTCAATGGTATATAGGAAAGATAGATGCAACTAAAGAGCAATGTATAGGTATCTATAGTATAAGAGGACCAAGAAATAATATAGCCTTAGGTGGATTAGAAAATACAAGCTATTCTACTAAGGCTATTTCTATACTAATACATTGGGGTAAAAATGCTAATATAGCAGAACAAAAAGCTCAAGAAGTATTTAATGGTTTATTTGGACAAGATGCTGTTATAGGTGGGAAAAGAGTTATAGATTTTAAAATGATAACTACTGAACCTATAGGAGTTGGAACAGATAAAAATAACATATATGAATATGTAATAGAAGTAAATATAATACATGAAAGGTAGTGAATAATTATGGCATTTACAGGAGTTTTTCCAGTATATAATCTTAAATTTAAGATAGGAACAAAAGGAAAAGCAAGTCAATCTCAAGATATGCAGACTATAGCTGATATGGAGAACTTTGGTATAAAGATTGATGGTAAGGTAGAAGATTGGACACCAATGGATACAGCAGGTTGGGCAAGAAGTTTAATGACAGGAAAAAGTTTCTCAATATCTTTAAAAGGCAAAAGAAATGTAGGTGATCCAGGAAATGATTATGTTGCAGCAACTGCATGGAAGGATGGATTAGATTGTAGTACAAAAGGAGAAATAGAGTTCCCAGATGGGGCTAAGCTTACATTTAATTGTGTAATTGATGTTAAAAATGTAGGTGGAGATGATAGTACAAAGGTTGCTCCGTTAGAATTTGACTTAAAAGGTGACGGAAAACCAGAATATACAGCAGCACCATCAAGCTTAGGACATTAGGGGGTATAAACAATGGCAAAAGTATATGACATAATGAATAAGTTAGTTAATGTAAAACCAACAGTAAAGATAGATGAAGATCACGAATACAAAATTAATAATACGAAGAATAATGCTATATATATTCAATCATTAGTTAAAGAAAATAAGAAAAAAGATGATAAAAAACAGGATGAGATGGAGCTTATTAATAAAATAATAAAAGCTTCCCTAGGTAAAGAAGCTTTTGAATATATAGATAGTAAAGGTGATGAATGGAGCATGTCAGCATATAATGCAATAATAAATGTAATAATGGCTGCTATATCTAATGTTGAATTAGAAGAAATTGAAGAAATGAGTGAGAAAGAGGCAAAGCGATTTCAAGAAAGTAAAGAATAATCAATGGTATGATTTATTTGAAGATTGGGAGCTTATAGAAGCTTCTTTTACAGCTCAATACGGAATTAGATTAAGAAATGAATCGGATATGACTTGGGATGAATTCTGTACATTGCTTAGTGGAATAATGCCTAAAACACCACTAGGTCAAATTGTTTCAATAAGAAGTGAAGAAGATGAAAATATGCTTAAGAACTTTACAGAAGAACAACATAGGATTCGTAATGAATGGAGAAGTAGACAAGTAGAGCAAATGACAGATGAAGAAAAAGAGGAACAAATAAAAGAAATACAAGAAATTCTTAAAAAGGCGTTTAGTTAAAACTAAATGTCTTTTTTATTTTAAGAAAGGTGGTGAGGTAATGGCAGATGCAGATTCAGTAGGGAAAATTGGTCTTGATTTAGAGATACAAGATGGTGATATAGGAAAACAAATAGAAAAGATGGCTAGTGCTATAGGTAGTCAAATAAGTAAGTCGCTAGAAGGAATAACAGGAAAATTTGATTTTAATTCAATAACAAAAGGAATTTCTGAATCTTTAAATAAAGGAATGAATAATATTGATGAAACTATAAAATCTAGTGTTGAGAAAAGTAAAGCTAATATTCTTAAGACAATAGAAGAAATAAAATCAAAAGCTTTAGATGCTATAAGAAGTATAATAGCTAAATCTAAAGAAATAAAAATTCCTATTCAGTTTTCTCCAGTTAGTAATATTGCAATGCCTAGTAGCAAGGTAGCAACGCAACCAATAAGTAGAAGAGGATCACCAAAAAGTAATGTTGGAGATTTAGAATCTATAAAATCTAAGATTGAAAATCTTTCTAATAGTTTAGAGATAACTAATAGATCAATAGAGCAGCAACAAGAAAAATTATCAGGATTGAAGGCTGCTTATAATTCTACGTTTAATCAAGCTAGAAAAAACAAATTACAGGAGCAAATATTAAAAACAGAAGCTGTTATAAATAAACTTATAGCTAAATCTGATGCAACAGGGTTTAAATTAGCTGATTTAGATAGGCAGTTTGAGAAATTAGGTAATTCAGCTAAGAATTCTACTTTAGGATTAAATGAAGCAAGTAATAGTATGAAGAGGCTTGAAAATACTACAAGTAGAACAAATAGAAATTTAAGAAATGCTAATAACTCTACTAGACGATATAGAGAAAATATGAATGGTGCTAGAAGTGCAACAGGGATGTTTATTGATAGTATGTTTAGGTGGGGAATAGTATTCCCTTTAGTAATGAAGGGGATAAATACTGTTGCTAGTTATATAGGAAGTGCTTTAATGACTAATGCTCAGTTTGCAAACAGTTTAGCACAAATTAGAACTAATCTTATGGTTGCATTTATGCCAATCTATCAAGCAGTTCTACCAGCACTTAATGCTCTTATGAGTGCATTAGCAACAGTAACCGCATATATTGCAGCTTTTATAAGTGCTATATTTGGTAAAACATATCAAGCTAGTTTTGGTTCTGCTAAAAGTATGAATGCTTCTATAGCTTCAATGAAGAATATGGAAAAGCAAGGTAAAAAAACATCTGGAGCAGTAGATAAAATAGGAGATTCGGCAGAAAAGACAAAAAAGAAAATACAAAGGTCCTTAGCTGGATTTGATGAAATAAATAAATTAAGTATTCCAGATGATTCTGATAAAGCTCCAAAGGCTCCAAAAGGAGGAGGCGGTGGTGGAGGAATAGATCCGATACCAATGGTTGCTCCAGATATAGATTTAAGTCCAACAAGTGTAGCAATGCAAAAAATAAATGCTATGGTAGAAAAGCTAAAAGACATTATATCTAAAATATTTCAACCTTTTAAAAATGCATGGGCAAGAGAAGGAGCTGCAACAATTGCAAGTATTAAATATGCATTACATGGAGTTTGGGAGCTTATAAAAGCTATAGGTATTAGTTTTTTAGAAGTATGGACTAATGGAACGGGAGAAAAAATACTTGTAGTTATTCTACAAATTTTACAAAACATATTTAATATAGTTGGAGATATAGCAATTACATTTGCAGATGCTTGGAATGCTGGAGGAATAGGAACAGCTATAGTTCAATCTTTAGCAAATGCTCTTTTAAATGCACTTACATTAATTAAGCATATGGGAGATTCTTTAAGGCAAGTTTGGGGAGAAATTGGTCCTGGATTAGCAACTACATTCATGCAAATATTAAATGCAACATCAGGAGTATTAGAAAATTTAACTCAAAAATTAATTTATGTTTGGGATAATGGAGGTAGTCATTTATTCCAGGGATTTATAAGGCTAGGTGCAAAAATATTTGAATTAGCTGGGTATATTTATACTAATTTTGTTGCTCCTATGGTTAATTGGTTTGTAAACATGATAGCTCCAGTTCTAGCTAAATTAGCAGATATATTAGGAATTGTTTTAGATGCGTTTAGCAAATTAATAAATTGGTTAATGGGTAGTGGAAAGCCAGTATTAGATACAATTATTATTGTTTTAGGAAGTCTTGGTGCTTCTATACTAATAGTTAAAGGAGCATTAACTTTATGGACAATAGCTCAAACAATTTGGACAACTGTAGCAAAAATAAGTACTACAGCAACAACATTACTAGGTGGAGCAATAGCATTTTTAACAAGTCCAATAGGAATTGCAATAGTTGCTATAACAGCAATAATAGCTATTGGAGTAGCTTTATATAAAAATTGGGACTTTGTAAAAGCTAAAGCTATAGAAATATGGGGAAAAATAAAAGACATATTTAATAGCTTTAAAGAATGGTTAAGGAATGTTTTCAAAACAGATTGGTCAAATTGTTTTGGAGTATTAGGGAATCTATTAAATCTTTTCTTAAAAAATGTAGATAATGTTTTTCAATCTATCAAAAAAATATTTGGTGGAATAATAGACTTTGTAACCGGAGTATTTACTGGAAACTGGAGCAGAGCTTGGCATGGTGTTGTAGATGTTTTCAAAGGTATAATGAGTGGATTAGGTTCTGTAATTAAAGCGCCTCTAAACTCCGTTATTGGGCTAATTAATATGGCTATAGATGGTTTAAACAAAATTAGTTTTACTACTCCAGATTGGATCCCTGGTATTGGTGGTAAGCACTTTGGAGTTAACATAGCTAAAATGCCTTATTTGGCTAAAGGAGGTATAGTAGATAAACCAACACAAGCCGTAATAGGAGAGGCTGGAACAGAGGCAGTAGTACCACTAGAAAATAATACTGGTGGATTAAATTTACTTGCTATTAAACTTTCAGAAAGAATTAATAATATGTTATTACTTTCTAATAATGCATTAAAACAACCTGATTTAACAATGTTAGGTCAAAATATTAATAGTAATGAAAAGAAGAGTATTAATGATCCAGAGTTCATAGAAAAAATAAAAGAAGTTATAATAGAAGCTATTTTAGAAGCGATGAAGAATAAAAAAGATAATAGCTATAATAATTCAGGACCTCAAGAGAGTGGTGATTTAATATTAAGAATAAAAGATACTGATTTAGGTAGAATTGCAATAGAAGCTATAAATAAAGTGAATAGACAAGCTGGAGAGCAATTATTAAATCTTTAGGAGGTGGCAACTATAGGAATTAATATAAATGGAGTAGCAGTTGCTTCTCCAAAGAGTTTTAAGGTTAACATAATGGATTTAGATGGAGAAAATACAGGAAGAAATTTATTAGGTATAATGCTTAGAGATAGGATAAGAGTTACTAGAAAACTTGAGTGTGAATGGGGGCCTTTAACATCTAATGAGATTAAAACAATATTACAATCAGTAAGTGGAACAGAGTTTCCAGTTACTTATCCTGATCCAATGGAAGGAGTTACAACTAAAAATTTTTATGTAGGAGATAGAAGTACACCAGCTGTTGATTTTAATAAGAATGTATGGCAAGGTCTGTCTATGAATTTAATAGAAATATAAATAAAAGAAAGAAGGAATTGAAATGTCAGAAGAAAATATAAAAGTAACAAGCACAATAACAGAATCTACTAACTTAAATGGAACAGTAAATATAGAAAAGGATGGAATGAAGCAAACAGTATTAACAATGAGTTGTAGTTTAACTCAAAATACTATCGCAAATATTCAAACATATCCTACTAATATGGAGTTGTTCTTAGCAAATTCTCAATTAGTTCAAGCTGAGGTTCAAAAATTTAGAACAAAGGCTACGGAAGTTGGCAAAAGCTTAAATTGTTTTATACTTTAGTTTATAAGAGCTTACAAAATGTAGGCTCTTTTTTAATAAAATTTTTAAAAAAAGAGGTGTTCAAAATGGTTAAAATGACAAATAAAGAAATATTAGAAAAAGTTAATGTATTAGGAGAAATAAGTTCAAGAAAGTTACCAGTTAAAGTTTCTTATGCTATAGGCAAGAATATATCTAAAGTTGAAAGAGAATTAAAACACTATAATAAAGAAAGGCAAAAATTAATAGAAGAATATTGTTTAAAAGAAGATGATGGAACTCTAAAAATAACAGAGGGAAATTATGATATTGATCCAGAAAGATTAGAGTATTTTAATAAAGAAATTAATGAATTAAAAGAAATTGAAGTTGAAATGGATATACATAAATTTAATATTGAATTATTAAATGGTTATGAAATGAGTCCAGGAGAGTTAATGTGTATTGACTTTATGATAGAGGAATAATATAAATATTAATCTTTAAGAAAGGGGGTTAGTATTTGTTTAAAGTATCAGAAGCATTTAATAAAGAAATAAATAAGTTACAAGGAAGAAAATTTAATGCTAAGGTTATTATAAGAGATAAAGAATATAGTGGAAATCAAATATATGAAATGAATTTAGAGGAATCAGTTAATCCTAGTGATAGTTTTTCTATAGGATCAATTTGTTCTAACAGTTTCGATATAAAACTAATTAATACAGGAGATATATTTGATAATGCTATTGTAAAACCATATGTAGGATTGTATATAGGAGATGATATAGAATATATCCCTTTAGGTGTATTTACTGTAATTAAGACTAGTGTAAAAGGAAAGTTTATAAATCTTGAGTGTGTAGATAATATGCTAGGATTAGAAAAAGTATATTTTTCAGATTTATCTTATCCAGCAGATATAAACGATATTACTAAAGAAATATGTAAAAAGGCAGGCGTTAATTTAGCCAGTAAATTACCTAATTATAGAGTTAATAAAATAGAGGGATATTCATTAAGGGAAGCTATAGGATTTATAGCTTCCCTTTGTGGTTCATTTGCTAGATTTAATAGGATAGGTGACTTAGAAGTTAGAGATTATGAGGTAGTAAAGCAGGAAATGACACCTCATAATTTATTTAAATTAGATATTGAAGCTAATGAGTGTATTATAAAAAAAGTAATAGCAAAAAAAGGTGAAGAAGAATTAAGTACTGGTACAGATGATGGAAATAAAATTGTATTCAATAATCCAATAATAACTAAAGAAATTTTAAGTGATATATATACTAAATATAATGGGTTTAAATATATACCATATACAGCTAAGTGGAAAGGTAACCCAGCTATAATGGCTGGAGATATATTAAATTTAACTGATTTAAATGGGAATAAATATAATGCTTTAATAATGGAGCAAAAGTTTACCTATAAGAATGGTATTTCATCAGAAGTAAAGGCTAAAGGAAAAACTAGACAAGATTCTAGCTTTGATAATAAAGGATCAGTTGCTCAATCAATGGAGAGATATTCTATTGAACAAGCAAATATAAAAAAGGCTTTAATAGATAAGGCTAGTATAAATGATTTAACAGCTGTTGATGCTAAAATACAGAGGTTATATACAGAGGATTTAACAGCTATAAGAGCAGATATAGTTACTTTAAATTCTCAAAAAGCTAATATTATCGAATTAAATTCTGTAAGAGCAGATTTACAACAAGCTATAATTGGTAAAGCTAATATAACAGATTTAAACTCAGCAGTTGGAAAAATAAATGTATTAGAATCTAAAACAGCTAGTATAGAAAATGCACTTAATAAAAATCTTACAGCAGAAAATATAGCGACAGGAGCAATAACAGCTGGTTCGGGAATAATAGCAGAGGGAGCTATAGGAGATGCAGAAATAAGTTCTTTATCTGTAAATAAGTTAAAAGTTGGAGATATAACAACTAGCAAACATAGAATTGTTAGTGCAGATGGAACCATAGAAATTGTAGGAAATCAAATTCTTATTAATAGAAATAATGTTAATAGAGTTATATTAGGAGAGTATAGGAAAATAGATAGTACTACAGATTATGGACTACTTATCAGAGGTAAAGATGGTAAAACCATAATGCTTGATTCAGACGGAGTTCATAATGCAGGGATAACTAATGGAGCTATAGATAATAATAAAGTAGCTGACAACGCTAATATAAGTGGTAATAAGCTAGATATAAATAGTGTTATTAGAGAAGTAAACAATAATGGTACTGAAACTATTAAGGGTACTAAGGTTACTGTAGGTGATAGAACTTTAGATGTAGAATTATCTACACAAAATAATACTATTACAGAGCATAGCAAAGAACTATCTAGTCAAAAAGCTTCCTTAACCGCTTTAGATAATGCATTAAAGTTTAAAGTAGATTCACAAACTTTTACTCAGAGTACAACTACTATAAATAATAATATTAATAGAGCTAAGGAAGAAGCTATAAATAGTTCTAATTCTCATGCTGATAGTAAAGCTAATGAAGCTCTTAATAATGCTAAAGCTTTTGTTAATTCAGAAATTACTAATGTTAATACTCATTTGAATAAAAACACTAGCGAGATAAATATTCTAAAAGATCAGATAGAAAGTAAAGTATCTCAATCAGATATAGATAAATCTATTCAAAATATTGAGTTTGGTGGAAGAAATCTATTTTTAAAAAGTAAAGGTCCATTTAAAAGCTCTAATGAATATGTAGGAATTTCAATAACTTCTGTTGTAGAAAAATATTTAAATAAAAAAATTACAATATCAGCAGATGTAAAAGCTAATAAAGTTGGGAAAATTAGATTTTATTCTCTTGGTGGATATTCTGTAGGATTTTGGGTTGAGAGAGATGTAACTACAGAATGGACAAGAATAAAAGCTACTGGAAAGTTTACACTTAATGATGAAAAACAAAAGTGGTGTGATTTAAGTTTTTATGGTACTTATGGAAGTGGACTATTTACTGAAGTTAGAAATGTAAAAATAGAATTAGGAGAATTGGCTAGTGATTATACAGAGGCTCCAGAAGACGCTGACAAGCTAATTATAGACAATATAAAAACAGTAACAGATAAAATATCTACAGTAGAAAGTAAACTTACACAAGAAAATAATAGTATAAAAGCTAGTGTTCAAGATTTAAATTCTACAACTCAAAGTATTACAACTAATGTAAGTAATATAAATAGAGATTTAATAAGTAAAATAAATTCTAATTTAGCTGTAGCTAAAAGTTTTGCTACAGATATAGCTATAGTAAAAGCTAATCTTGCAAGAGAACAAGCTATAGCTTCAGCTGATGGCAAGATTACAGAAGAAGAAAGAAAGAGAATACAACAAGCACAGGAAAATCTTGATACGGCTATAGCAAGAGCAGATAAAGCTAAACAAGATGCAATTAATGCAGCAAGTACAGATGCAACTAATAAAGCTAATAATGCTTTAAATAGTGCTAAAGCTTTTGTTAATGCAGAAATAACAACAGTTAATAATAAAGTGCATAACGTAGAAAGTAATATTGATATATTAAAAAATAAAATTGCTTTTAAAGTTGAACAATCAGACATAGATAAAACAAAAACAGAGTTAATTAATAAGATAAATGTTGTAGATAATTTAGCTAATAACGCTAAAGATTTAGCTAGTGCCATGAGCTTAGGTAAAATGTTATTTAGTGATCCGACATTTAAAAATAGTTCTAACAATATTAAAACTTACAATAACAATGGAAATGGAACAGTAACAACTTCAAGAATTTCTAAAATAAATGGATGTCCAACTGATTCACAATATTGTATAGAAGTAAAAACTGTTGGAAGTGCAAGTCCTAACCATGGTGGATTTTATTTTGGAAATATGACTAGAGCAAATGCAATATTTGTAACGAAAATTATTGCTAAAATTCCAGTTGGATTAAGAATAGGGTGGTATTCAAATTCAACAGGGAATAATGGGAGTTCTAAATGGTTAACATCAGTAAATGGAACAGGTAAGTGGGAAGAGTATATACATTTATTAAAATGTGGTGATACAGGAAGTTTTTCTAGTACCAGTTTCTTTGCATTAGATGGAGGGGGAACTCCAACATCTAGCAATCCAATAATTTGGCATATAGCTTATGCAACTGTTTTTGATATAACTGAAAATGATGAATCAGTTAATGTATTAAAAACTGAAATGTCAACAGCTAAGAATAAGGTGGCAATAATAGAAACTAATTTAGACAGTATAACTCAAAGAATAAGTTCTACTGAAAGTAAAACACATTCTATAGAAACTACATTAGGTGGAAAAGCATCTAAACAAGAAGTTGCAGAAGTTAATAATAGAGTTGCAACTATAAAAGCCAGTTTAGATGGAATTACACAGAGAGTAAGTGCTACAGAAAGTAAAACACAAACTTTAGAAATTAACATTAATGGTAAGGCTAGTAAGGAAGAAATAGTCAGTATTAACAGTAAAGTAGCAAGTATAGAAACAAGTTTAAGTGGTATAACTAATCGAGTTTCTTCTACTGAAAGTAAGACAAGTTCTTTAGAATTTAGTATTAACAGTACAAATTCAGAACTTAACATTTTAAAAAATAGTATAAGTACTAAATTAGAAAAAATAGATAGTCATATTAAGTATGGTAGTACAAATTTATTAATTAATACAGAATTCTTAAATAACTTTTACAACTGGAATAAGAATCAATATGTTGGACTTGATAAGTACCAGGAGAAAGATTATGTAGGAGTTATGATCCAAAATAATAGAATTGGTACAGAAGGAACCTTTTGGCAAAGAGCTACATTGAAAACAGAAGTAACATATACATTAAGTTTTGAAGAATATACAGATGATATAAGTCGTTGGTGGGTAGGAATTTACTATAAACTAAATGGAGCAACTAAATATATAACTTTATTTGATTCTTCAGTAAATAAACATAGCTGGCAAAAAAGAGTATTTCAATTTAAACTACCTTCAGGAGCTACAGAAACAGATGTAAGTTTTTATAATTATGGTGGTTCAGTAGGAAGAGTTTGGGTTTGTAATCTACAATTAGAAGAAGGGGAATTTGCAACACCTTATAAATCTAATCCTTTAGATTTTTCTAAATTTAGCTCAGCAATAACTCAAACAGTAGAAGGAATAAATACAGAAGTTTCTAAAAAGGTTAATGGAAGAGATATAATATCAACTATTAATCAAAGTGCCGAATCTGTGAAAATCAATGCTAGTAGAATAAATTTACAAGGTTATGTTACAGTTGGAGATTTAGGAAGTACTAATGTTACTACTATAAATAATGCACACATAACTTCAGGAACAATAGAAGGTAGAACTATGATAGCTCTTAATGGAACTGGTAAGCAAAATGGTGTTCTTACAGTAAACAATGGAGAATCATACCTAGAATATTTTAGGTGTAGAGAAGCGTGGATGATGTCGCCATATGCTAACGGGTGGAGAGTTCCTTTATTACACTCAAAGTATGGGATTAAAGACAATGAATCTTCTTCTGATATGATAGATGAAATTGCATTTTATAGAGGAACTGATGGAAGAAATTATCTACAAATAACAAATACAAAAACAGGTCGTGTAGAGTATATAGAATTGTATCGAAGTGCTTTTGATACAGTAACTATACTTAATAGACTAGATAGAATAGATGCGAAATTAGCAGGGTTATAGAGAACAGAAAGGACAAAAGAATGGAAAATATATTTAATTATTTAAAGATAGGTATTGTAACAATAGGAACTTTATTTACATGGCTATTAGGAGCATGGGACACCCCTTTAGTTATACTTATAGTCTTAATGGCTTTAGATTATATTACTGGCATTACTAAAGGCTATGTTAATAAAGATTTAAGCAGCAATATAGGACTTAAAGGAATAGCAAGAAAGGGAGTTATTTTCACTATTCTTATAGTAGCTGTAATGTTAGACAGACTTTTAAATACAGGAAATTGGATATTTAGAACTTTGGTATGCTATTTTTACATAGCCAATGAAGGCATAAGCATTATAGAAAATGCAAGTGAATTAGGTGTACCAGTACCAAGTAAATTAAAAAATGCATTAATACAACTTAAAGAAGATAAAGAGGATCATAAGAAATTATGATTCTTTTTTTATAAATAAAATTAAGAAAGAAGGAATTAAAATGTTAAAAACAATTTTAAAATTAGTAATTAAAGTATTAGAAGGTAAATTACAAAAAAGTGGGTTAGAAGAAAAGATAATAAAAAATAAACAGTATATAGATGTAGCAAAGCAAGTGTGGAATGTAGTTGAAGAAAACTTTCGTATCACAGAATCAGTAGAAAAGAAATTAAGTTCTAAAGCTTATGAATTTGACAAAATGATGATGGATAAGTTTCCAGAGTTATCACCAACAGATGTAAAAGAATTAAGACAAAGTATTGCTGGAGAAGTTAATAAAGGGAAAGAGGCTGTTTTAGAAAATTTAGAGATATTAAAGAAGTTACAAGAAGAAAACGAAGAGCTTAAGTCTAAGAATATTGATTTAGAAAGTAAACTAGCTGCAATATCAAACTATGTGCCAGTGGAAAACAAATAGTTTATTAAGGTAATAGATAGGACTAGAGATAGTCTTTTTTTATTGGATTTAATTATAGAAATTTAAAAGAAAGAAGGAATTAATAATGCAAAGTAGAAACAATAATAATTTAAAAGGAATTGATGTATCAAACTGGAAAGGAAATATAAATTTTAAAAGTGTAAAAAATGATGGTGTAGAAGTAGTTTATATTAAAGCTACAGAAGGTAATTACTTTAAGGATAAATATGCTAAACAAAATTATGAGGGAGCGAAAGAGCAAGGATTAAGTGTAGGATTTTATCATTTCTTTAGAGCTAATAAAGGAGCCAAGGATCAAGCAATTTTTTTCGTGAATTATTTAAATGAAATAGGAGCAATTAATTATGATTGTAAATTAGCTTTAGATATAGAAACTACTGAAGGTGTAGGAGCAAGAGATTTAACTTCTATGTGTATAGAATTCTTAGAAGAGGTAAAAAGACTTACTGGAAAAGAAGTTGTTGTATATACATATACAAGCTTTGCAAATAACAATTTAGATAGTAGACTAGGTAATTATCCAGTTTGGATTGCACATTATGGAGTATCTACTCCTGGAGCTAATAATATTTGGTCAAGCTGGGTTGGATTCCAATATTCAGAGAATGGAAGTGTAGCTGGTGTAAGTGGTGGATGTGATATGAATGAGTTCACTAATGGAATATTCATTGATTCAAATAATTTTACTTTAGACAATGCTACTACTAAAAATGTAAGTATTAAATTAAATATAAGAGCTAAAGGAACTACTAATTCTAAAGTAATTGGCTCAATATCAGCTGGCGAAACATTTAAAATAAAATGGGTTGATGAAGATTATCTTGGTTGGTATTACGTTGAGTATAATGGAATAGTTGGCTATGTAAATGCAGATTATGTAGAAAAGCTACAAATGGCTACTACTCATAATGTAAGTACTTTTTTAAATGTAAGAGAAGAAGGATCATTAAATTCTAGAATAGTAGATAAGATAAATGCAGGTGATATTTTTAGAATAGATTGGGTGGATTCCGATTTTATAGGTTGGTATAGAGTAACAACTAAAAATGGTAAAGTAGGCTTTGTTAATGCTGAATTTGTTAAGAAACTTTAATAAAAATTGAATGTTATTTTTATTTTATGTTAATAAATAAAAATTTTATTGATAAAATAAATATAAAGTCTATATAATTAAGGCATACTCTACTTTAACTATTAGATAATTAAGAGGAGAGATAGGCATATAAATATATACGCCTATCTCTTCTCTTTTTAGTTTAAATAAGTATAAAAGCGTAAGTGATTTTAAACACCTTTATCAACGCTTTAATCATTTAACTATAACCCAATTATTAATATACTCAAATTTATAAATTATATTCATGAAAAATAATAACTTTATCCATTAACAAAAATGTTATATAATGTTAATGAATAATTCGAAGAGGTGTTTAATATGGGATTTCTTGATAGTTTAAACAATAAAAATAAACTTGGAAAATATTCACTAGAATCAGATAAAGTTGAAATAATAAAAATTAAAGAAGTATTAAAAGAGCAAGAAGAATGTTTGTGGTTTATTTCATCTTCTGTTTTTAATAGAATATGGATTGTTTCTGTAACAAATATGAGATTAATTTTAGTTAGAAAAAAACTAAATAAAGAATTGGAAATAAAGAGTTTTTTTATTGATGAAATAAATGAAATTGATGTTCAAAAAGGATCATTACTTAGTAAATTAGTATTAAAAATGAATAATGCTAATATAGAATTTAGTAATGTAGAAAATTTATATTTGGATAAATTTTTAGAACTATTAAATACACAGATAAATTCTAGACCTAAAGAGTTATCTAAAAGACAAGCTGAAAAGCAATATGAAAAAGAAAGATTAGAACAGTTAAAAAGAGATAAAATTCCTTATTGTCCTAAATGTCATAGTACATCATTAACATATCAAAATAAGAAGTTAAGTATTGGTAGAGCTGTTACTGGTGGAGTATTATTAGGAGGCGTAGGAGCTGTAGTAGGCGGATTAAGTAGTAAAAAAGGTTATGTCAAGTGCTTAAATTGTGGTCATAAGTGGAAGTTATAAAATATTATATTGTGGGAAGTATTAAGATGAAAAAAAGTTAAATTTATATTAATTGTTTGTGTAGTTTTATTTTTAATATTCTGACTAGATGATGCTATTAGAGGTTTTAAAGATGGATTTATGAGTGGAAATCCATTTTAAGATAATATAAATATATATGGAGATTTAAATGAAAGAAAAAACTATTGATGAAATTCATGAAGAGCATATGAATGATAAGAATGGAAGAGATACAATAAATGATTTATATAAAAAAGTGTATTTAAAGTATATAAGTTTAATAGAAAATTATGAGTTAGATATAAGAGAAGAAATGGTGTTTGTTGAGTCAAAATTAAATAAGTATAACAATGAACTTCTTAATTATTATATGAATTTTTTTGCGAGTATATTATCTGGTGTGTGTGTTGCAATAATTACAGTATTTATAACTAGCAATGATATAAAAAAGCTAATCTTTGGATTTATATTACTATTTTTATTTGTATATTTAATAATTATGAAGAATTCAAAATGTGATATCAAGGAAATTTCTAATGAAAAAAAATACTATTCAATATGTTTGTTAGTTTTAAATGATTTAGAAGAAGAGTTACTTTAAAATGGTATGTTTAATTACATACTATTTTTTATATTTACATGCGAACATATGTTCTGTATAATTGTAGTAAAGCTAGATGAAAAGAGGTTTTATTATGGTTAAAAATACTATGCTTAAACCACCAATAGTAAGAATGGGGGGAAAGTCACGATTAAGAAAAACAATAATAGACATGCTACCAGAACATACTTGTTACGTGGAGCTTTTCTTTGGAGCAGGTTGGGTTTACTTTGGTAAGGAACCTTCTAAAGTAGAAGTTGTAAATGATGTTGATAAAGAGCTTATAAACCTATTTAAAATGATTAAATATCATGGTCCAGAAGTTGAAAGAATGTTAGAATATGAGTTTTCTGGTAGAGATGTTTTTGAAGAATATAAAAATTGTACTGTTGAAAGATTAACTGAGATTCAAAGAGCTGTTAGATTTCTATATATGATAACTTTAAGTTTTGCAGGTAAAAGTGGTAATTATGGTTATGGAACAACTAGAAAGCCAGCACAACAAATATTTACATTAGAAACATTAAAAGATATTAGAAAAAGATTATCTAATACATATGTTGAGAATTTGTCATTTGAAAAAGTAATAGATAAATATGATAGGGAGTATAGTCTTTTCTTTATAGATCCACCTTATTTTGAAACTACAGGATATCAAGCTAAATTTGGAGAAGAAGAACACTTATTATTATTAGAGAAATTAAAAGAATTAAAAGGTAAATTTATATTAACAATAAATGATCATCCAAGAGTAAGAGAATGGTACAAAGACTTTAATATTAAAGAAACAGAAGTATTGTATTCAGTTTCAAGAGAAGCTCAGGCAAGAAAAAAGAATAAAGAATTGATAATAAGTAATTTCTAAAAAATATATTTTATGGGAACTTGTCCATTTTTTTAAAATATAATAAAATAAAAAAGAACCTGTTCGCAACTGAGGTTCTTTTTTAAAATAAAGTCTAAAGATGTTATGATTTATTATAACATATTTCTTTAGAAATAAATAGGAAGTATGGTGAAGTTTTAAAGATGGATAAAGAAAAAACAAATGTAAAGAAAAAGACTTATGCATATAATATTAATGCAGAGAGAGACTTATTAGAAATTTTTACACTTGTAAAAGAAAAAATTAATAATAACTATACCAATTTAGATGAAAGAAATTTAATTTTTACAGATGGAAAGAATGGTTTAAAATATTTTTTAGATGTAAAAAATATAGAGGAATATGAAAAAATTAATGATAATAATAAGATACATATATGCAAATGTATTTTATATAAGTTGAGAAGTGATGATTTCCCATATTTATTTGATATACTAACTGGTCAAAAAACAGAGATTAATTCTAATAATTCAGATACAATTATGGAACAAACACATTTTATTATGATTCCAGAATTAAAGGTTATTATAAGTGAATACAATCACTTTGGAGCACAACCAACCAAAATACCAGCAGTTATTCAAAAAGTTTTAGGAGAAGCATATGTAAATAAATTAGAGGTTAAGCACATGTTAAACACTGAAACAGCTTATAGATTAAGAAATTTAAAAGATGTAGAAACTATTTCTATAAAGTGTGGACATCAAGGACTTAAAACAGTCAATCATTATTTTAATGTCAATTTTTTAGATGTAATGGAAAAAGGGTTTAGGAATACAGAAGATTTAGAATTTAAGTTTACTATAAGCGGTAAGGGCAGAGGAGCAAATAAAAAAAGTATTGAATTAGAAGATGAGAGCAAATTCAAAAGATTTTGTAATTTACTTTTTAATTCTAAAAATAAAAAAAACTTAGATATACATAGTGCTAAAATTAATGAGCGTAGAACAAAAGGAAAATTAGAAATTAAAGAACTTCCTATAGACTTATTTTCCGATTATTTTGTTGAAGAGGTAACAGCAGTAAGACTATCTAAAAAAAGTAAGTATATTGATTCAGATGATATGTTTAAGAAACTTTTAGAATTATATAATGAAAATAAATTTGAGTTTAGTGATTATGGTAAGATTAAATTGGAATAG